GGCCATTCCCTCCTAGAATGATCAATTTTTATTATTCGATTCCAGGGGATTTTGTGAATAATTTCCGAGGTGCCGATGGAATATTTTGGCGTAGCTCCTCGAAGCTAGCTGCATAGCTCTGATGGTTAGCGACGGCTCGGTTGCTTGCCGATCATCTCAAGGTGCATCCGATCGCGTTGCAAAACACCGCGATCGTGATCTCGCCTTGAGTGCCTGTTTGAGGTCTTGATTTCAGGCGGGATTGTTGATGGTGTTGGCGGCCATGAGGCTGGCGACGCAAGCAGGGCGTCCCGTTGCGACGTCGAGGCGCTCCGCGCGTTCACGGTGTAGGCCACCCCAGTGGCTGAGCTAGCCAAAGACGCCGGCATGCCCCATCGGGTCGCGCTGGCCGCGTGGGAGACGTACGAGCGCCCGGCCTACGCCGAGACGGAGGGCCCGGAGGAATTCGGAAGGGATCTGGGCCTGGACGCGATGAAGCCGTGGGAGATCTACCAGGCCGTCTGCCGGGAGATCGAGCCGTCCGAGTCGAACCGGGATGAACGCTTGGCCGAGGTGCGACGGCGGATGGTTGCGCTGGCCGAAAGTGAGCCGGAGCGGACACTCTGCGCGATGCGCAAGCGGATGCTGGCGGCGACTACCCTAGGTAAAAACCACTGAAAATTGCTATGTCGAACGGGGACAAGATGTTTGAGCAAATGCTTTCAGCTGAGGCGTGGAAGTCTGTCGAAACAGGCAGCAAGTGGTTCGGAATTGCTTTTGGTTTCGCTTCTGCGTTTGCGACTTATGTGAATTATCAAGCAGGGCTCAATGCTAAAATTAGATCGGAAGAACCTCGGGGCATACCTTCAGCGAGCACAAATCTACACAGCGTGCAATCCGCAATGCAGCCGCTTTCGGCTTTGGTTGTTTCTCACGGCAGCGCCGAGGCAGACGATTACGCGCAGAAGTTATCTGCGGAGATGCCTTCCGGCAGTCAGGTAGCGCACATGCATTGGGAGAGCCTGCACGGCCTGCCGGCTAAAAGAGCGGATGTTCTATACGAAGCGAACGGTCTGGATCCGGCACCGTTGTTGGAATGGTTTAAATCAAGAGGCATCGAAGCCGCTGAAACAGATTTTGTCTTTATGCCGTGGTCAACCCGGATCAAAAATAAGGATAAGTTTTTTATACTGGTTGGGCCTAAAAAATAGGCTCTGTTGTCTTCTATTACCGATAAACGTAATCTTGTTGCTTTGGCGCTTAATGACAGAAAGAGAGCCCCGCCGCGGCTGAGCCGGGCGGGGCTGGGTAGGCGCTGCGATGTCGGGCGGTGTCATGGACGGTCTCGCTCGTGATGCGCCCGGTTCTCGATCGCCTGCTCTCGCTCGATCAGGCCTAGAAGTTCGGTCTGCCGCTTCGACTCCTCCCGAATGATGCGGACGCATTCGGAGATCCGCCCCGTGTCCTCCGTCTGCCGGCGGGCGAGGTCTCGCAGTTCGCGCATCAGATCGACCGCCTCGCGCGGCCCCTGCATGAAGGGCGGGGGCACGTCGGCGATGCCGGCCGGCGCGGGCGGCGGCAGGTGGTCACGGTCACCCCGCGCCCGGGTGACCATCCAGCCGATCAGCATCATGGTGCAGCCGCCGACGAAGACTTGAAGAAACTGCTGGGTCGCGATTACGTCCTTGAGGAAGGTCAGCCAATCCATCAGCCCCTGACCTCTTCGAGTGCTGCCAGAGCCTTACCGATCCGGCTCTTGCGCGACACGCCGTCCAACACGGCGATGTAGACAGAAATCGCCTCGAACCCGGCCAGCGTGCCGAACACCGGGATGACGAAGCTCGGAGCGTGCGCCACGGTGAAGGCGTCGTAGACCAAGGCCATGGCGAATTGACCCATGATCAGGCAGCCGATGCCGGCACCGACTGCTCGCGCGTAGGCGCCCTTCGGCCCGACGCGGACGTTGTTGATGTAGCCGTTCAGGAACAGCGCCATGACGCGCACGCTGCCGGCGCAGCCGAAGATCAGCGCCATGTTGGCCTCGCTGAACCCCATCTCAGCGATCGGCTTCAGCGCGTTCCGCTCCATCGTGTCGCCCGGCATGGCAAGGGTGAAGGCGATCAGCACCATCATCGTCGCCATGCACCATTCGAACAGGCGATAGGTGCTGTAGGGACCGGCGGAATGCATGGGCAGGAGCGGCCGGCGCGCTCCCCCGTTCGAGCCGGGCATGCGCCCCTCCTGCCTATCGCCGGGTCATCTCGTCCATCTGCCGCAGCTCGGCGGCGTCCACCGGCTGGACCTTGCCGCTGCCTGAAGCATGGGCCAGCGACGCGGAGGCTTTGATGACACCCACACCCGGGAGCTTCGCGGCCTGCGCGACGATGCCGGCCGGGCGGCGGATCCAAATGCCGTAGACCGCGGCCGCGATAGCAGCGACACCGCCGACCACGGCCGTCACAAGCGTGGCGTCGCTCGCGAAATCGACCTGCTCCTGAGTGAGCCAGCCGCGGGCGACGGCGAAGCCGCCGAAGAAGACAATGGCGAGGCGCAGCGCGCTCGCGATCTGAGCTGCGTTCATGGTGTCTCTCGATGTCAAGAGGATGCGCGGCGGGCCCGGCCGGCTCGGGATCACGAATTGGTCAAGCAAGGTCGAGGCGGCTTGAGCGCTGGCGGTCAGTCGCGCATGAGGCGACGCCGCTGGCTCTGCCCGATCAGTCCTGGGTCAGCGGCCGGCGGGCCGGCTCGTACCCCCCTCGCGGCCGGCTCGCTGAACTATGCCTCGCTCACACCCGAGCGCGCCCCGGCGATCGTCGTCGGCAGCGTGTGAGGCGCCGGCAGCGGCACGTCGGCCGGCCAGCGATAGGCGACGATCTCCGAGCGCTTGAACGCTGCCACGTTGACCGCGTCGCTCTGGTTGCCGCCGAGCAGGAACACCTGCGTAGCATTCGCGCCGACCACGAGACCGGTGTGCCCCTGCCAGGTTGAGTTGCCCCGCTTCTTCGTGGCGATGGCGCCGAGCGCGGGTGCCGGCAGTCCGACGCCCCAGGACTCGAACGACCGAGCTGCGAGGCTGCGGGAGCCGCGGTGGCCGGCGCGCTCCAGCACGGCATTCACGAAGGCCGCGCACCAGGCGGTGCTGTCGGTCTTGATGCCGGGGAAGGCCGGTACGCCTGCCCGGCCTCGGCGCGGGCGGCGATCATGGCGGCGGGAGTGGCAGGGCGAACCCGCACGCGGACGCCCGGCAGCAGGTCGAGCCATGACAATTCATCCGCCGGAACTGGCAGTCTGAGCATGCGAAGATCCTTGGTTAATGGCTTGATCGAACGGGGCTCGGCGTGCTGACTGCCGCGATGCCCTACGTGATGCTCTGGCTCTTCATGACGACCACCGGCGGCCTGACCTCCGGCAGCGTCGATTTTCCCACCAAGGAGGCCTGCGAGGCAGCTCGTAAGGAATTTGGCGGAATGCTAGTCAATCTCGCCGAAAGTACTGACCGGCCGCCGGGCCTGATGTTTGCCAACCCGCCGGAGATCCGCTGCATCCAGCGGACCACCGGTAAGCCCTGAGGGGAGATACGTTGGCACGCTATGCCGGCACCGGCTCCGTGCTATCATAGTTTCATGCAGGCACTCGCAACCCACTCGCGCCCCAGGCGCCGCGGCCCACCGCCAACCGGCAAGGGCACACAGGTCGTCGTGCGAATGCAGCCTGACCTCCTGTCCGCGCTGGATGCCTTCGTCACGGGAGACGGGGAAGGCTGCTCGCGACCCGAGGCCGTCCGTCACATCCTCTCCGACTGGCTCACCGGCCACGGCTATCTCCCGCATCGGGATGATCCTGAGGGGGCGAACTGATGAGTCGTGAAGACGACAAGGTCGATGAGCGCAGCAATGTTCAGTCAGAATTCGCATCTGATTTCAGTGTGGATCAGTTTAAGGAGGCGCTTGCGGCGGTAGGCGTCTCTTCAAGTTGCAATCTTTGTAGTGTCGATAATTGGTTTTACTACACCATAAATAATGCCGATGTTATATTGCGATGGTCATACGAATATTTGTCTGAAGATGGCGGCAGCGCAAGAGGATTAAGTTACTATACTAGGGCGTGCCTGAATTGTGGTAATATGCAAAGGTTTGCTAGAGTTAGCATTCAGGGACAGTATCGCAAGTTACAAAATCGGAAAAACTCCGATGGCTAGTCAATTTGAAAAAAGTGCCGACGAACAGTTGGCCGAAGTTCTGACTCATCAACGTTTCTCACCAAGGCCAGAGCACATGTCGCGTGAAGGCGGTGGGGGCGGTGGAGGCGGCTCGATGGAAGACGTGATCAGGCGCGTATCAGCCCTTGAGAAGGGCCTCGAAAAGCTTGACGGCAAGATCGACAAGCTCACCGAGCTTGTGAATGCCTTTGGGCTCAAAACGTCAGAGCGCCTAGGTGGCATTGAAAGCCGTTTGACGGGCATTGAGAAGACGCTCGATAGTAAGGCCTCCTCCGCTGATGTGAAGCTCGTCGAGGGCAAGGTATCCAGTATCCCCACCACGTGGCAGGTCGTGGGCCTTATGGGTGCGCTTGTAGTGGGCACGCTCGGAGGTGTCGCCGGCCTCGCCTTCGCGCTCGCTCGTTACCTTAAGCCGTAACCCGCTCCGCCTCAGTACGTCGTCACGTTGTTGCGCAGGGTAGCGATGACGGTCTTGCCGGACACGCTGTCCTTGGCCGCCTGCCAGTTGAAGGTGGCCTGCACGCCGTTCGGTCCCGTCACCGGGGTCTTCGCGCGCGGCAGGTAGACGGCGGGCACCTCGAACACGAGCGAGCGGCCGGCGTCGGTGACCCAGCCGAAGGTGAGCGCTACGGGATCGCCGGCGGTTGCCTGGTCGAGCAGGGTGGTGTCGCGGAAGCGGGTCGTGATGGAGCCGGACATCATCACCATGCCGGGGTCCGCATCCTCGATCCGACCGTCGCCGCGGATCGTCTCCACCTTCTCCAACTGGTTCGAGTAGGTGAAATCAGCCGAGGTGACGGAGGCGAGCGCCACGCCGCCACGGGTGATCGCACCCTGGAACGGGGAGAACCGCTCGATCGAAGCCTCGGCCGGCGTGCCGGCGGCGGAGGCGGTGAGCTTGTTTTCGCCCTGCGCGATCAGCCCGAGGGTCGCGGTGAGCAGGCCGGAGCGCTGCATCTGCACACGCATCGTGTTGCCGCGGACGCCGAAGTTCTGGCCGTAGCTCGGCACCTCCGGCAGGCCGATCTCGACGGTGCAGGACGGCAGGCTGATCGCGCCGGAGGAGAATACGTGTTCCTGCGCGCCGCCGACGGTCGTGGTGGTGGGCTGGCCCATGAACAGCTTCAGCCAGTTGCCGAAGTTGCGCAGGTCGATCGGCACGACCACGTCGCCGTCGTTGTTGATGACGTCGCGGGAGGGCGGCAAGGCCTCGCGGCCGTAGCCGAGCAGGTCGGACGGGATGAGACCCTGCTCCTCGCCGAGGTTCGACGAGACGAAGGGCAGCTTCCGGTATCCAGTGCTCGGCGGGGTGCCGTAGGTGGTCTCGAACGAAGCCGCCATGATGGCGTTCGCGCCGCGGGCTCTAGCCATGGGTCTCTCTCCTGGCGGGATGGTTCAGTTCAGGGGGTCGGTCGTGCCGTAGACGGCGACGATGGCGACGACGGCGAGGCGGGAGACGGGCGCACCTTCGGCGGTCAGCGGCTCGGTGCCGCGGGCCACGTCGGCGATGAACTGCGCCTCGATGCTGTCGAGGAGCGAGCGGATCTCGGCCGCGCCTTCCTCGCTCTGCGGATCGGGGCGCTTGTTCGGCGCACTCGACGAGACGATCTCGATCGACAGCGTGCCGGAGGCGTCCGGTTCGACCTGCTTCGGCACCGCAGCCACCACGCCGATAGACCCGACGATGCCGGTCTTCTCGACCGCGAGTTCACCCGCGGCCGAGGCGAGCCAGTAGGCGGCGGAGGCGCAGGTGCCGGAGACGTGCGCCAGGACGCGCTTGCGGCCACGCATGGCGTAGATCTGGTCGGCGAGCGCGTTGATGCCGGTCGGCGAGCCGCCGGGCGAATCCACCATCAGCAGAACCGCGCCGACCTCGTCGCTGTCGCGGGCGAGCAGGAGATCGCGCGAGAGCATCGCCGCCGAGGTGCCGGTGCCGGACATCTCGGTCATCAGGTTGGCCCGCGGGAAGATCGGGCCGACCACCGGGATGATCGCCACGCCCTCGCGGGTGAGCATGGCGTAGCGGGCGCCCTCCATGCGCTGTGCAGTCGGGCCCGCCGCGGCGGCGAGGTCGAGGCGGAACCAGTCCTCGCCCTCGGCGGAGCGGCGATCGGCGCGGCCGTCGCGGTCGAGCGCGGCGAGTGAGGCCATGAAGTGCAGATAGTCGGGACGGATCGCCCACGGCTCGGCCGTCAGGGCGCGTAGGGCGCTCGTCATTGCGGCTCCTTCGGGGGGGTGGACCGGGGCGGATCGTCGGGCTGTGCGGCGGCGGCCGGCGCCTTCTCGGCCTTGCGCCCGTCCGAGGTGTAGGAGAGCTTCATCTCGTCGGCCCGAGCGTTGTCGGCGGCGTTCTCGGCATCGACCTGCTCGACGTCGTAGCCGGCGCGAGCGACGACGCGGGTGCGCGTCGAGAAGCCCGCCTGGACCTCCTTCATCTTGCCTTCGACGTCCTGCACCGGGTGGATGTAGGACCACGCCTGCGGCACCCACTCGACCGCGTAGGCCTGCTGCCGGGTCATGCCGGCCGGCAACTTCAGCGCGCCGGAGAGCAGGGCGAGGTCGATCCAGCGGCGCCAGATCGGCCGGCAGAACTGGAACACGACGAGGTGATGCTGCCAACGCTCGACGGAACGGCGGAAGTCGTTGAGCGCCGCGCGGAGCGTGCGGTCGTCCATCTGGCTGTAGTCGCCGCTCAGCACCTCGTAGAGGAGCCCCACCGCAGCGGCGACGCTGCGCTTGGCTTCACGCACGAAGGGCTCGAAGTTCGCCCCGACGTCGGTGGGCTCGCACATCTCGACGTCTTCGCCGTCGGCGAGCACCTGCACCGTGCCTGGCTCCATCTCGACGACGGCCACGCCATCGTCGGTGGCGGGGTCGGAGCCCAGCGGCCCGCCGCCGGGCTCGCCGTCGTCCTCCGCGTCAAGGGTGCGCTTGATGAAGGCGACGAGGCGGGCGGCGTTCTTCTTCCGCACCAACTCGGCGTCGAAATACTGGTCGAGGTCGTAGAGGGTGCGCAGCGCCCGCGCGAGCCAGGGTTCGCCGCGGTCCTGGCCGGGGCGGCGGGCCCGGTAGAGGTGGCAGATGTCACCGGCCGGAACGAGCGTTTCGTCGATCCCGCCCGTGGCCATGAAGGCGTCACCGGGGTGCTCGCGGCGCAGGTAGTACCCGGTCCGCGCGCCGATCGCGTTGAACTGGATGCCTTGGCGGATGCGATTGGTCGCGTCCGTCTTCATGTGGTCGCAGTGATCGCCTTCCAGCACCTGCAATTGCAGCGGCACGGTGAGGCCGTCGGACAGGAGGCGGGTGCGCAGCCGGGTGAAGCTCTCGCCGCCCTCGACCATGCCGGTCACCGCGATGGCCTGCAGTCCGTAGAAGTCGTGCGCTCCGACCGAATCCGCCTCGTCGGTCCAGGCAAGGAACAGGCTCTGCAGGGCGGCGCGGAACGCGGCATCCTCTTTCCGGACCCGCTTCGCCTGTTCCTCGCCCATGCCCTCGACGGAGCGCGCCGCGATCGAACGTGGGACGATGCCGGTGCCGATGATGTTGTCGACGAGCTTGTCGACGGCCGCGCCGGCGAAAGCGTTCTTCCGGCTGAGATCCCGCGACTTCCGGCGCAGTTCGTCGAGCGCATAGGTGATCGCCGCGTTCGGCCCCCAAGATCCGACGCGCCAGGACTTCGAGCGCCGGCCGGTGCCGCCGGCCACCTCGTAAGGCGTGGGCACTGCGGCACCGACGCCCCCGGTGAGATCAAGCGCCATCGGCTCGACGACCTCGCCCGTGCCCTTCACCCGCAGCCGGGTCTGGAACGCTCCGGCCACCGATCAGAACCCGCTGGTGCTGATCAGGGATATGCGGCTCGTGCGCCGCCTCCGCGTGCCGGACAGCTTCGCGGCCTGGGCGTCGATCTCGCGGACGAGTTTCGCGCGCGCCCTCTCCATCTCGGCATAGCTCCGGTAGGTCGTGCGCCCGCCGTTATCGGCCTGCTCGATTGTCAAGGCACCGCTCGCCATGACACGGTCGAGGTTCGCGAGCTGCACGCGCAGCTTCGCGAGATCCTGAGAGGTCGTTTCGGTCATCACCACCTCGCCGGCCCTTTGCGGGCCACGCTGCGCCGCGTGCTGCGCTTCATGTTCCGGTCGGCCAGCGAGCCGGCGACCACGGCCGGGGCCGTCACCTCGCGAACGGGAGCAACCGACTCCCGCCGGATGCCCAAAGCGTCTTCCAGGCTGCGCCACTGCGTTTCGCGCCAGCGGTCCCAGCCGCGCATCGCCGGCGAGCCCGCGGGCATAGTTCGCGCAGTCCAGCCACTCGTTGCGGCGTCCGCCGATCGGCACCCATTCGCGCCGGGTCTTTCCCCGACTGAGGCTCACCACCAGTTCCTCGGCGGTGAGCTGCTGCACGCCGTCCTCGGGCACGTCCCGCGGCAGGTGGACGAAGCCGGCCGGGAACGCCGCGCCGGCAGCGGGGCGCTGCAAGCCGAGGCAGTTCATCAGCTCCTGCTTGGCGAGCGAGACGCCGACCTTGACCGTCTTCAGCCCGCGCCGGAGCTTCTTGCCCCTCTGGTTCGCGTCCTTGTTGCCGACGCCGAGGTAGATATTCGAGTAGCTGTCCTGGCCGTCGATCGCGTGGACGTTGCCGCGGCCGGCCTGTTGCCGGACGAAAGTGTAGACCACGTCGGTGAAGGCGCTCGAATCGATGCCCCAGTCCCGCACTGCAATCTCGGCGCCGCCCTGGTGCTCCCAGGTCTCGTCGAACATCGCCGCGAGTTCGGCCCAGACCGCCGGCCGGATGGTGTCGCCGGTAAGCACCCGGTGCTCGACGAGCCAGCGCTCCCGGTTGCGCCCGAAACCCCAGATCGAGACCTCGAGGCGGTCCTTCTGCACGTCGACCCCGGCGAACAGGATCAGCGCGCCGTGCGAGACCGTGCCGGTGTAGTAGTCGTCGCGCCGGGCGTAGACGTCCTTCCACTCCGGTGCGTCCACGCCCTCTTTCCACGTCCGGGCGAGCTGCGTGTTGAAGAAGGTCCGCAACGCTTCCGGCCCCCGTCGCAGCGCCCGCGCGAACTTCGCGACCGTCTCCTTGATGGTCTGCTTCGGCGCGTAGAGCTTGGACGCTTGCCCGCCCGCGTGCTCGTTCGAGACCGCCATCGTGCCGCAGGTTCGGCACAGCGCCCGCCGCACCCCGTGCGCCAGCGGTGCCCACTGCTCCGGAACCTGCTTCTCGCCGCAGCACGTGAACGGCTTGGTCTGGCGCCACTCGATCTTGCGCAGCGCCGCGAGCCGCTGTGCCGGGCTCCATGGCTTGTCGCAGGTGACGCACTCGTAGCGGGCGCTCGCGGCCAGGATCTTGCCGTCGTCGTCCTTGTCGAACTTGACCTGCTCCCACTCCATTGCCTGCCATGCCGAGCAGTGCGGGCAGGAGACGAAGGGCTTGCGCTGGTCGCTCTCCTCGTAGCTTGCCTCGATCGCGGAGCGGCCGGCGACGGTGGGCGAGCACGCGAGCACGGTCAGGCTGTTGGCCTTGAACTCGGCCTGCCGCTCCTCGGCCAGATCGATCGGCGGGCCCTCGCCGCCGGCCGAGAGCGGGTACTTGTCGATCTCGTCGCAGACCAAGAGCCGGATCGGCCGCATGGCGAGGTTGGTCGGGCTGTTGGCGCCCACGAGCGTGATGTGGCCCCCGGGAAACTGTTTGTGCGTCAGGGTCGCGCCGGCATCCCGCGACTTGGCCTCACCGAACAGTTCGAGGAGCTTCCTCGAATCCCGGATCATCGGCGCCAGCCGATCCTTCGAGAAGGTCTCGGCCGCGTCGTCCTTCGGCAGCACCGCCAGGATCGGGCATGGGTCTAGATGAATGAACCGCCCGAGGATGTTCTCGATCACGGTCGTCTTCAGGAGCTGCGTGCAGGCCATCAGCGTCATCTTGCTGACGCCCGGCTCCGTCGCCCACAGCATGGGCCCGCGCGCCACCTCGACCTTTGCGGTGATGAACTTGCCGCCGTTCGAGCTTTCCTTGCTCAGCTTCCGGAAGTTCTCGGCCCAATCCACCACGTTAAGGTTCGGCGGCGGGGTAAGGCCCTTGCGCCACGAACGCCTAAGGCTGGCTGTGTCGAGACAGGTCGAGGTCGGAAGGCTCGCCGAGTTCGGTGAGGAAGGTGTTGACATAGGCGGCTAAGACCTGGGTCAGCTCGCGGGCGTCGGCCTTGCCGGTGGTCGGATCAATCCGGATCTCCTCGGCCATCTCGATCGACACGCGCGCCGGCCACGCGATCAGTGCGTCACGGATGGCGCGGGCTTCCTCGAAGAACGCGGCCTCGGCGGCGGGGCGGTCAACGAGCAAGCCCTGCTTGACCGCATGATCGAGCTTCCGCAGCAGGCCGAGGTAGTTCTCCTTGCGCTGGAGCGCGAGGTTCGGCGGGAGGTTCGGATCGTCCCAATCGATCTCGACCGGATCGGACCCGGCCTCGTCGTTCACTGGTTGCGGCGCCGGAGCGGCGGGCCGCGGCGGCGGGGCTGGGCGGGCCGGCTTCCCAACCGGCTCATTGTCCTGCGGGACGGCCCGCACCGGCCGGTGCGCGGTGCCGCCGCGATAGGTCGCCGGGCGCTGGTCGAGGTTCCACTCGGTGGCATCGACGTCGACCTTGCCGTCGTCGGTCAACGAGAGGAGGCCTTGCCCCTTCCACTTCGTGACGATCGCCTTCGACACGCCGCGGTGCCGGGCGAACTCGGCTTGGCTCATCACGGTCGGCAAGCGTTCACCCCTGCGTTCACCGTTCACCGTTCACGGGTTTTCAGACCCTGGCGCTAGAAACTGTCGGGGCCCCGACCACCCGTATAGGTTTGGGGGTGCCAGGGTCCCCCGGCGATCCTCGCTCGACGACCGTGTCGTCCCAGCCTGGGTTCGCCCTATCTCCTCGGCGTGCCAGAGACGGCCGATGAGGAGCGTTGCATGGGTAATGAGCAGATCGACATTGGCGCCCGCCTTCAAGAAATCGACGACAAGGTGGACGGCCTCATTGCCTACATCGCGCTTGTCGCGGGCAAGCTGGAGGTGGACCACGATACGGAGGGCTTCCGGAACTTCATCAGGGATCTGTGCAGGCCCGAGCCTCACCGCAATGGATCCGGCCCGGCGCGAGGCTTCGCCGCCGCACAGGCCTTTCACAAGGTTGAGGAAGCTCGCCAAAAGGCCGTCCAAGCTGGGCTGATCAAGGAAGACTAAAAAAAGCCCCGCAGCGGGCTATCCGCTCGGGGCACATCTTTCCAATCGTGAGAAGCGGCAGGGCCTACGGCGGCCTCACGTCCGATCTCGCGCCCAGCCCGTCCATATTGTTCTGCAACTGGCGCAGACGGGACAATAGAGCTGGCCTATCGAAAGTCAACGCTGCGATAGGCGTCATGCCGCCGTGTGCACACGCCTATCGCAGTTGGAAAGCTTAGGCGACTTCGCTCGCTTTTTCGCTCTGAAGCCATCCATTCTCGCGCAACGCCTCAAGCGCGAGCCCGATGTCGCGCTCCGACATGATCTCTCTCTTCCGCGCGTTCCAAGCGTGGACGCCTGCAACAACCGCTGGAAGGTCGGACGGTCTAGGCTCTTCGGTTGCCACCCAGTGGACGGTCGCCAGGAGTTCCATCGCATAGGGCGTTTGGAAGCCCTCAATGAGCCTCGCGACTCGCTCAACCCGCTCGCGCGTTTGAGCCTCCGTTTGATCAAGATGCTCGTTTGCGGCGGACAACGCGTTAGGAAGTACACGGATTTCCGATGGACCGTCTTGGTCCCCCACGCCCGTAATGTACGCTCCGTCCATCCTAGTGAGAACGTGCCTCAGCGTGTCAGAATATGGGCCGTAGGTGTGCCTGACAAATGACAGGCCGAGTGGCTCGCCTGCCCGCTCAAGGAAGTAGGCAAGTTTCTGCACTTCAATCCGTGACATTGGATAGGACAGATCGCGGTAAGCGGACAGAACCGAGACCATTGCCGCCCTGCTGGGAGTCATCCGCAACGGAGATGCTTCTGGGGCTAAGTTGCGGACGATAGGCGCCTCGCCGGGTGCGAACAGCCGAACATCCAGGTCCCGAATGTGGCCCAAGGCATCTTCGATGAGAGGCCGGACATCATCCCAATCAAGGCCACCGTTGCCGCAGCCCAGAGGAGGGACAGCAATCGACTTTATCTCGAGAGCCTCAATCTGCTGCACAAGGTCCTTCAGACCTTCAGCGATAAAGCTGATCTCAGACTTGCCGCGCCAGTGCCGTTTTGTCGGAAAGTTGATGATGTACTGCGGCTTCAGCAAGCCGCCGGCGTCATAGATGAACATGCGACCTGGCACGACATCGCCAGCCTTGCACGCGGCTTCATAGGCACGAAAATTCGCTGGCCACTTCCTTTTGAACTGCAGGGCAATCCCTTTGCCCATCACGCCAACACAGTTCACCGTGTTGACTATTGCATCGACCTTCTGACTGAGAAGGTCGCCATCAGTGATAGTAATCGACACGACCCCCTCCTCTAGAAATACCACAACGGCTGCGCCCGAACATTAACATGCCAGCCAGCATCACGCACTAGTTTCTGCACTGCTGCGGCGGCCGGCTGTGTTCTTACGACAACTTCATCGACAAGATTCAGCGGAAACGCTGTATGAATTAGAAACTCCGCCTGTCTCGTTTCCATGCGAGAGACATATCTCTGGTTTGCGTGAACATTGTTCCAATATTTACAGTAGCCATCAAGTGTGGGTCTCTCGAAGAATAGCTCCCAATCTATTTCGCCAAGATGCGCCAAGTCGTCGAAACACCTAGCATTGAATACTGCTGCATTGATGTCATAGAACACAAACGGCAATTTCGCATCGATCACCTTACGCAGACTTGCCCGAAGGTGCACAATGTCGTCCTGGCGGTAGCTGCAACCTTCGACTCTCCCGCCATCGATGGCTCTGAGCATCGGTGAGCGAGGCGCGAAGTAGAAGGGCACATAATCGTGCAGCACCCCACCCTTGCCGGCTGTTACGGCTTTGTTAGCGCGACGACCCTGCACGCTCTGGTAGGCGATATTCGCGTATCCGAGCCCCTGTCCGGTCATGACGTTCTTCGCCAGAAGGTGCCTCTGCGCAGCCAAGCCGGCCAAATTCGGTATGGCTGTGATGTGAAAGATTGAGAGGTTGTCCGGCGACACAGTTGAGCCTCCAACCTGGCGCCTTAGATCGCAGGGGGCCACTTCAACCCCACCTCACCGCGCCTCACAGCCAAGCTCGACAAGTTCTCTCTCGGGAACTCTACGATATGATTAACGAAGCGTTAGGAACAAAGCAAGAACTAAGCGGCCCATAGCGCATCTCATAGGCGTGGTAAGTTACTGGCCTGTAACACGTTCAGGCGTCAGAAGGACGATATGGCGTTCATGCCACTCTTTGCACATCCTCGATGGGCAGGCGGTAGTCGAAGGGCGCGCCCATCACCTCCAGGGAGATGATCCCGACTGCGCCACCGTCCGACGTGCCGACGAACTTGCCGACGAAGCCGTTGAATAGGCCTGAGCCGGCCCGCACTTCTTCCCCTGCCTGCATGCCCGCGAGCGGCGTGAGGTTCGTGCGGCCTGCCAGTTCGTCCTCACCCCACTGCCGAAGCCAGCGCAGGCCGGCCGAGTTCATGGCGAGCGGGCCGCGGTTGGCCGAACCGAGGATGCCGGACAGGCCGTGCGTGTTGCGGCCGTCGATGTCCCGCTCCCTCAGGGCCGCTAGCGTCTCGTCACAGAGGCCACCGAGCACACCAAGGAACAGGTAGGACCGCATGGCCGGGCGCTGCTGCTCCCGCCGCGGCACCCGCAGGTTCGAGCGCACTGAACGCCGCCACAGGTACTCGCAGGGCACATAGGGGATGAACGGGGTCTCGTCCGCTCTGACGCCGCGAAGCATGGCGCGTCGGATGCTGGCGGCAGCCGACAATTCCCGGCTCGGCGCCGTGGTGCAGATGTACCAGCGGACGGCCGCCGCATAGAGGTTCGGAGTCTTATTCCGACGCTCGGCCGGGATAGGCTCATCCTTGGCAATGACGGCGTTGTGCTGCGGCGTCGCTTTGGCGTCGAAGTGGCGGCCATTTCGGCTTGCAGGCATGGCGGCTGTTCCTCGGTACGCTACGGGAGGGGGTTGGCGGATGCGGGCCATGGCGGCGGCACGTTCCAGGCTCGCATCACCTTGGCAACCGGCTGATTGGTCTCGGCGGCGTGGCGCTTGGCCTCGTATCGGAGGTCGCTCGCCCGGCGCTTCTCCGCCTTCACCTCGGGCGGGTGCTTGGCGCGCCACCGCTCCCGTCGAGCACGGGCGCTGGCCCGGTGCTTCAGCGGGTTCATGGTGCTCTCCCAGGTGTAGAAGCGACGCCCGCAGCCCTCGCATTGGCGTCGGCGCCGGATCACGCCCGGGTCGCTCTCCACCGGTCGGCTGTCGAAAACGCGGGTGTCGCCGTCGCAGCGAGCGCAGATCATGCCGACGTCTCCGGCGCAGGTGCGCCCTCACGCTCGCGGGCCTCACGCCGCTTCCGACGCTCATCCAGATCGGCCATAGCCGCGCGGCGCTCGGCGCTTTCCGCGCCCGCTGGCTCGACGACCGGGCCGTCCGCTGTCTTCGCGATCAGCTCCGTTAGCTTCTCGCTGTTCGCGGCCATTTGGGCGTCGGTGATGCGCTCCTCGGGCTTGGCGTCGAGTACGCGCTGCAGGCGCGCGGCCTGCCCGCGGGCCACCAGCACCAGTCGCTCGGCGATCACTCGCAGGCGCGCGGGCTTCGGGGCAAAGTCGTGCACCTCGGGCGGGAGCCCGGTCTCGCCGCGACGCCAGCGCCGGATCGACGCCCGGATCGCCCAGGCGGGCAGATCCTCGAGGCCGTCGAGGTACGCCTCGGCCTTGATGCTGACGGTTCGGTCGTCCAGCCGGGTCGGCGCGTATTCCTGGATCAGGTCGCCCAGCGCGGCGATCGTCTCTCCCACCGGCCCGGCCTCAGTGGCGGCCTGCAGGTCGGCGATGCGCCGAGCTATCGCCGTCCGCTGCGGTCCAGTCGGCATCCTCGATGCCGGGATCGTCGCGACGCGCGCCGTGATCTGCCTCGTGACCGGATCCACCTCCGTTCGCCCGGCCCCCAGGTCCGAGACCGCGGCGAGCTGCGACGCGAGCCAATCCGGTAGCAACAGCATCGAAGCTGGATCCGCCATATCGATTGCCGGCAGCGCCGCGGCCGAACGTGTCGTGAGATCCTGAGCCATTGCGCTTGGCCTCCCGGGCGATGATCGCCTCGACGTAGGGGATGGGGTTGGCGGTCTCGGCGGCCTCGGTCGTGTCGATGGCGGCCATCACGACCACGGCGCTGTCGCCGGCATCGCGGAGCCACTTGCCGAGCAGGGTCCGGCACCGAGGCTCAGCGCAGCCGGTCATCCGGCGGATGGCGCCGAGGCCGCGGTCGAACAGGTCTTTTCGAGGGTCGATGATCTCGGCCGACCGAGGCTCGCCGCTCGGCGAGGCCGATCCGTCAGGATCGGAATGGGAGGGATTAAGGGAGGGGGTTGGGGTCTGGGGAAGGGGGAGACCATCAAGGGAGGGGCTGTCCCCATGTGTCCCCGGTTGTCCCCGGTCGTCCCCCTGTGTCCCCGGGACATTGGGGGACGCATCGACCTTTACAGCCCTCTGCCGGCGCTTCTTCTCCGCAGCCTTCGCGCGGCGCGCCTCATCGGCCTTCGCGACCCGTGCCTGATCGGCGACGAGTTCAGCCTTGACCACGGTCGCGATCTGCTCGGCTGAGAAGCCGGCCGCGACCATGGCGTCTATCGTTGCGGGATCGAGGGGCACGGCGCGCCTACTCTGCAGGTCGGGAGGAAGCAGCGGCGCCGTGCGCCTGCCGCAGTTGCTCAGCGTTGTCCCTGACCCACTCCAGGGTGCGGACAGCGGCCTCCAGGGGCACCAGCTTTGAGCGGCACGCACCGGTCTCGACGCTGCGGTGCTTCTCAGGCGCGAGCTGCCACGCCTCAACGGCCGAGCGGATGCTGAGCAGGCAGCACAGCACCTCGTCGATCTGTTGCTGAATGGTGGGGCGCTCGTCGCTCATGACCGCGCATCCAGGGTGCGCGACAGCAGGCGTGCGGCGTGCCGCGTATCCTGTATGCGAGCGAGGATCTGACAGACCTGAGGCTCCGTGAGCCCGGTGTCCTCGGCAATGGCTAGGGTGTCCATGCCCGCCGCCCAACGCTCGGCGATCGCCTGGCGATTGCGGATGGTGTCCGGCCACGTATCGGTGCAGCGCGCCTTCATGGCCGGATCTCCGCGAGCACGGTGCGGACGTGGCCCTCGTCGAGGCCGAGCGAGACGGCGATGTGCGCGCAGCTCTGGCCTTCGCGGGTTCGCACCTCGATCTCGGCGCGGTCCTGCTCTTCGACGGAGGGCATGGTGAGGACCATGCGAACCTCGGTGGCGGAGCGGTCGACCTCGACGGTCTTGCGGCGCACGTAGCGCTGGCCGTCGTCAGCGAGCACGCCCGCTGCGACCGCCGCGTCCAGGCACGGCTTCACCCGGTTGTCGATGTCGCCGGAAAAGGGCGGCAGGTAGATCGTGACATCGCAGGGGCCGGCCATCCGGCCGGGGCGCTGCACGTCGATCAGGAGCGCGGCCTGCTGGCGCCATGCTCGATATTTCGTGGTCTTCACGCGACCGCGGCCGACGACGTTGGCGAACAGGCTGTTCGTGCTCGGCGGCAGCGGAAACCGGATCTCAACCGAGGCCACGATCCGGCGATGAGCGTAGACCGGGCGATCCTCGGGTTTGAGGCGCGCGCCCAGCTTTGCGGATGAGAGGGAGGGCGCGCGCATGTCGGCTACGCCATGCCGAGGGCGACGAGGTAGGTTTCGAGGATCGCCTCCTCTTCCTGGCGCTCGTCGTGATCCTTCTTCCGCAGGCGGATGATCGCCCGCAGCACGGTCACGTCGAAGCCGTTGGCCTTCGCCTCCGCGTAGACATCCTTGATGTCGCCCGCGATGCCAGCCTTCTCCTCCTCAAGACGCTCGATGCGCTCGATGATGGATTTCAGTTGATCGGCGGCGACAGATGACGGGTCACCTTGCCCGACGGCTGCGGGTGTGCTCATAGACAGTCCTCTCCAGAAAGAGACAGCAGCCGCTCGGGGCCTGCCCTGATCGACAATCAGCAGATCCGAGCGGCTTGCTTGTGTGCTCAGCGCACCTCGTTGAGCGCGTCAGTCACTGCGCGCCCTGATCCACCACCGGAGCCACCAGGGCAGCGGCTTGCCGACCTCTCGTAGCTCGCGAGCCTTCCGCCACATCCAGGCGCGCATTCGAGCCCTGATCCATTGCATCGTCTCCCCCTCCGAGCGCGAAGAACGCGGCCCGATCTTCGTCCGCCTGGGCGTCCCAGCGGTCACAGTTGGCTTGGTAGGTCGCGCGGATGCGCAGGAAGGTGTCGGCGTCGAGCCGGACCGGCTGGTTGCCGACAAACTTGCGCACCCACGACGCGGTGGTGCCGATCGTGCGGCCGACGGCCTCGTAGGCCAGCATCCGCGAGCCCGTGCGGCGCTCGGCATGGCGCACCAGGGCATCGACCAGCGGATTGGCGAGGTTAGCAGCGGTCTGCATTGTCCGTTTCCGGGCAAAAATTGTCCGCATCTGAGCACTCCGACATGCTGAATTGCATCTCGGAGGCGCGAGGCGCTGGACGAAGACTTGAGGCGGAGGACGCAACACTACGGATCGACGCGCGACCGCCGCGGGCTTGGCGGCAGGGGCGGACGAGCGAGGAAGAAAAGGCCGGAGCCCGAAGGCTCCGGCAGTGCTGGGGAGGAATGACCAAGAAAGGTCCGCCCCTCAGCGGGGCCACGGATGCGCCGAAGCGCGAAACGGAGAGCGAGATGAACGAGCACACGCAGGAGACCGACGGCGCCGCGACCATCCTGGCGATGCACGCCATGGTGACGTGGCTGGTGCGACGCGAGGTCGAGCGGGGCGAGGACGCGGGCGCGTCGCTGTCCCGGCACATGATCGAGGCGATGCTCGGCGTGGTGCAGGTAGACCCGGCGCTTGCCGAAGCAGCGCACGAAGCGCGCGACGTCGTCGCCCGCGTCATCGACACCCGGCCGATGCTGGCGGTGCTGAACTGAGGTGCGCCCGATCCAGACGCAGAAAGGTGAGACAGGATCGGGCGCGATCCGGCAGCCGCGGGGAAGTGCGGCTGCAGGAAAGGGGTGCGAGCACGGTCGAGCGTAATCGAGGGGGCAAGAGCCGCCCGACCGTGCTGCCCTACATCGGGAGTTGCGAGACAACCGATGGAGCGGGAATTGTCAGATTTCTCCGAGGAGAAAGACGAGCTTCGAGCACGGCTCGACGGGCTCGAGATCCTGATCGTCGGCCTATACGGCGTCCTCGCGAAACACGCGGCGATTGATCCAGACGCGCTCATCGACGAACTCGCCGAGGGAGAGCATCTGATGCGCCAGAGGAACCTTCACTCTGAGGTTCTGCGGCTTCTTCGCGAGACACGGGAGCACGTGAGCAAGCAGGCTTACGGGCGTCCCGACGTGCAATGACGCGCTCAGCGACAACGGCGATTGAACCGCGCGGTTTGTCGAGCGCGCTCATGCTGCGCTCCGAGGTACTGCAGTGACGGCCGGCAGGAAATCTACAGCCGTCACGGCGCCATCGGTGATGCGCTGGATGGCGGCAGCAACCTCGATCGAGGGCATCGCGTCGCCGTTCTTCACTCGCGTGATGAAAGACGGATCACGGCCGACCTGGCCTGCAAGCCAAGTCGCCGTACGCTCATTTTGTCGGAGCCAATCTGCGAGCCTCATGCCCAAAAGATGCATGTCATACACAATGCATGTCAAGCATATTTATGCATGTAGACCCGTGGCGTTGGGACGTATGGCGGCGAAACTGCCGTATGCCTCCCGTGCCTAAGCCCAAACGAACGCGCCGACCGAACTTCCTGCGTCAGTGGCGCAAATTCCGCGGCCTCACCCTTGCGACCGTCGGCGACGAGGTCGGCATGGATGGCACCAACCTGGGGCGAATTGAGAAAGGCGAGGTGCCTTACTCGCAGGATCTCTTGGAGGCGCTAGCTGATCTCTATGGCTGCGAAATCTCCGATTTGCTGATCCGCGACCCGAGCGACACTCAGGGCATCTGGTCCATATGGGAGCAGGCTCAGCCGGCTCAGCGAGATCAAATCGTACGGGTGGCAAAGGCCCTCGTTGCCGATGCCCCGGCCGTCGACATTACGCCGCGTGATCCTCAATCCCCAGCGCGATCGCCGCGAACTGCGGCAAAGAGCCGGACACGGAAAGCAGGCTGATCCTCCCGGTCTCGCCCGTCTTCATGTCTCCAATCCAGCTGTAAGCCACAACACCCACCCGTCTATCTGCGAGATCGAGCAGTCGTTGCCTCGCCTCATCTGGGCAGTGAAAGCGTAGAGGCTCTTCGGCCACCAAGTCGCCCGCCTCGTCTCTTTGATAAGCTTGCACCATAAAACGCGTAAGCGTGGGCAACGGCGCCTCCCGCAGCGACGACCCGCCGCCTCAACAATGAGAACGTAAGGGGAACAGTTCCAGGCCAGCAACCGCATTTGCTTGGCAAGCCCTGACGGCTGTGGATCTGTGTGGAAAACTGTCGTGCGGCAAAATATGCACGCCATGCATTTTTAGCGTTGACGACGGTTTGTGCATGTGATGCATTATGCCCATCGCCACCCCGCGATGGAGCCGCCGCCGATGTCCAACAAGCCACCCTTGAACTGGGGCCGTGAGAAAGACCGGATGCGCGGCCAGCGCGCGGCGACATCGGAGGTCCGCGAGGAGCGCCTGCGCACGATGGCCGGGCTGCGCGGCACGGCGGCGGTTGCCCTTTCCGCTTGGCGCGGCCGTTCAGCCCAGCGCTACGTCGTCGGCATCCACGATGTCGGTTCGGCCGATGCCCTTGAGGCTGCTCCCGCCGTCGTGATCGCCGTGCGCCGCGACGAGGCCGGCCTCGCTTCTCCCATCGACGTTGCCAGCATCGAGACTGCCGCCGACGCGGTGGCCTGGGTTCGTCTGGCCCAGGCGTCGGGCGCCTCTGAGCTTCACATCCATCGCCTTGCTGAGGCCGCCTCCGAGCGCGCCGCCGTGGTCGCCGATCTCGCGCCAGCGCTGCCGCTGGACGACTGCGCCGCCTGAGCCTGCCGCGCTTCGGCGCGCCCCTTCGCCTTCCCTGCAACACCAGCCCGACGAGGCCCGCCCATGTGCGCACCTGTCAGCCGCGATGATGATCTCGAACAGACCGTCAGCGCCTTCGACCTCGCCGAGGTGCGGAAGGATCTTGTCCGCGCGCTTGAGGCTCACGAAGCGCTCACGGTCCGCGCCGGCATCGATGGCGAGACGAGCGCCCAGCTTAGGGCCGCCGGCATCCACAATCCGAACGCCGTGCGCGCGGCCCTGATGAATGCTTGGTACGCCTACATGGCGACGAGCCGAAACGCGTTCGAGCGGACATCCGGCACCTACGCCAGCGAGTGGGATCTCGCCGCAGCGCAGGATGCATGCCTCGATCGCAACAACCGGGGCACCCTCCGGACCGCGATGCGCCGGGTCGATGCGGTGGAAGCTGCTGAGCGCTCGCTGATCGATCGAGCCCACACGATTGGCGCCGAACTCTCCCGCCTCGACGCCGCCCATCCCTACGGCAAGAGCGCAGCGCCCGCGGCGCACGCCTCTCACGAGGCCGGCTTCGTCTCTCCCGCCGCTGCCTGAACCATGCTTGCCCTGGCCCAGGATCTCCTCGTGGCCGGGATTGCACTGGCCGCCTACGCCTTCGGGGCTTGGCTCGCCTTCGGCCGATACCAGCGCCTGACCCTGCCTTTCGTGCGGCCAGCGCCTCTCCCCAAACCTTCCAACGACAACGAGGCCTGCCGTGTTCGAGCCGCTTCCGGCCGCTGAGCCGTCCGTGGACATCACCCCCGTGTCGATCGCCGCCGGTCTGGGCGTGATCGCCGTTCTATGCGCCGTCGCCGCCGTGGCCTGCGCCCGTGCCTATGGGTGGCTGTGATGAGCCAGACCGATCTCATCACGATCCCGGCGCAGCAGGACGCGCTGCAGGTCTTCACGACGGAGGGCGGCATTGATCCGCTCATCGACCGCATCCGGCGCGAGGTCGACAAATTCACGGCCGACGTCTCGACGGCCAAGGGGCGTGCTGAGGTGAAGGCCTTCGCCTTCAGCATCACCAAGGCCAAGACGTCGCTGGAAGCCGTCGGCAAGGCACTCGCGGCCGAGCAGAAGCTGATCCCCGGCAAGATCGACGCTTGCCGCCGCCGCACATGGTCGATTTTGGAGGCGATGGCCGACGAGGTGCGCAAGCCCCTCACCGAATACGAGGAGGCCGAGAAGGCGCGGATCGCCCGGCATCGCGAGGAGATCGCCCGGATCGACGGATTGCCGGCGACCGCCCGCACCGTGGTGGAGATCGATGCGGCCATCGCGGATCTCGAAGCCTTCGTCATCGGCGTCGACCTTGATGGATTCGCGGCCGAGTACGCCATCGCCAAGGACACCGCGCTCCGTGATTTGCGGAGCAAGCGCGCAGCCCGCGTGCAGGCCGACGCTGAGGAAGCCGAGCGCATCCGCCTTCAGCGAGAGGCTGCCGAGCGCGCCGCCCATGAGCGGGAGGAGCTGATCCGTACCGAGGCCATCGCCGCCGAGCGTGCCCGCGCTGAGCGTGAAGCCGCCGAGAAGCGGGATCGGGTCGAGCGCGCCGCCGCGGCCGAACGCCGGCGCATTGAGGAGGAAGTCGCCCGCGCCGAAGCTGCGGCCCAGGCCGAGCGGGATGCTGCCGCCCGCCGCGAGCAGCAACTGCGCCTCGATGCCGAGGCCGCCGAGCGCCGTGCCGCCGAGACCGAACTGCGTCTGAAGCGTGAGGCGGAGGACCGGGCCCGACAGGAGGCCGAGGAAGCCGCCCGGCGCGAGGCCGACACCCGCCGCCGCAACCGGATCCAGCGTGAAGCCGTGGCCGCCTTGGTGGCCGGCGGCATCACCGAGGACGTCGCCAAGCTCGCCGTGACGATGATCGCCCGCAAGGCGGTCCCGCACGTCGCGATCTCGTACTGAGGAGGGCCGCCGTGACCGCATCCCTCAAGCATCTCCCGCTGCCGGCCGCGTTCGGCGAGCGCCCTGACGGCACGACGTGGATCACATGCGGGCGGGGCGACGACGCTGTCGCCTACATGTTCGAGGGCCCGACGAACCGCGACGCGGCCGCCGACCTCGTGCGGGCGCTCAACGCCTTCCCGGCCATGGGCAAAGCCCTGCTCGCCGTCCGCGACGCCTGCCGCGATCCCGACACCGACACGGCCATGCCGAGCGCCGTTGGCGAACTCGTTGTGGCTGCCCTTGCTGCGATGGGGGAGCGGTCGTGAGGCGCGAGTTCTCGAAGAAGACCCAACGTCAAGCGCTCAAGCGTGCCGACGGCAAGTGCGAGGGCGCCGGCTGCGGCTGCACCCTGACCGTCGGCAAGTTCCAGTACGACCACATCATCCCAGATCGGATGGGCGGCGAGCCTATCCTGTCGAATTGCCAGGTGCTCTGCGACCCCTGCCACAAGGCCAAGACGGCGGTGGATCTCGGCGACCTCGCCAAGGCGCAGCGCCGCGAGGACGCGCACCAGGGGATCCGTACGGCCCCGCATCGGCCGATCCGCAGCGCGCCGATGCCGAAGCGCCCGCCCCAGCGCCGGGCCTCTAGCCCCTCGACCAAGCCCTCGCTTCCTCCCCGCCAACTCTACGTGGAGCGCTGACCCGTGCCCGTCTCCCGTCCCGAAACACCGACCCACGCGGGCGCCATGATCCGCCACTACCGCCAGAAGAAGGGTCTGCACCTCGCCGATGTGGCGAAGGCAATGAGCGTGTCGACCGCGACGGTCTCCCGCTGGGAGCGGGGCCGCGAGCCCATGCCCTTCGAGCGACGTGAGGAAGTCGCCGAAGCGCTCGGCATCGATCCGGCACGCTTGGGCGACCCGGCGCCCGTCGAACTCACCAGCGAAGATCGCCGCGTCCTCGATGGCTACCACAGCCTGCCTCCGAGCGAGCGCGCCGCGATCCGCGATCTGCTGGGCCTGCGCCGGGCCGCCGGGAGGGGCGCGTCATGCTGAACCCCGCCGATCTCGCCGATTGGGACAAGCTCTCCGCCGGGCTGCTGGCACTCTCCGCGCGCCGCGCGCTGGCCTCCCGCCAAGGCGAGCGGATGCTGCAGCAGCAGTTCGCCCCCGTCGGAGTGGACGAGCACCGCATCGCCCCGCACGACTTTCCGGCTGTCGAGGAAGACCTCGGCGAGATGGACCGGGAGTCGGCGCTCCTCGCCCAGACCGCGCACGCCCTGGCGTTGGTCCGGAGGCTCGCCCGCGACGAGCAGAGCGGCCGTCCGGCGCCGGTCGCGGCCGATGCAGAGCCGCGCAGCCCGTCGGCACGCAGCCTCCTTGCTCGCGCCATCACCGCCCTCACCGGCGCGCCCGCCAAAGGTTCTGCAGCATGACCCCCGCCATCACCCCCGAGCTTCGGGAGAGGGCGGGGAGCTTGAACCCGCAGCATGATCTCTTCCTCGCCGAACACGCACTGACGCCGGCTGAACGTCGGCGCCTCAAGGGCGGCCCGCAGGCCAAGGGCTACGCGGCACAGCCCGGCACTGGCCCGGCGGGCGAGACCTGCGGCTCCTGCGACCACCTCGTCCGGAGGAGTCTCGCCAAGGTCTACCGGAAGTGCGGCCTGATGCGCGCGCACTGGACCGGCGGCAAGGGCACCGACGTGCTCGCGACCGCGCCGGCCTGCCGGAACTGGGCCTCCTCTCTCCCGAGCGAGAGCTTGGATGGGGGGCGGCGATGAGCGGGCTCGTCGACGTGCCGAAGGGGAGAGCGCTAGCGCTTCTTCAGGGCTTCGACCTGGGCCGCAAGGCGCGCCTTCTTGAAACGGGTCGCCGCTGCATCGGCGTGGTCCCGCCCTGTCTTCATCCCGAGTATTTCCCGGAAATCCAAGTCTGCTGCGCTGTAGGAGCGCGCGCCCTTCGACCGAAGGGCGGAGTTCGTTGGCGACGCCATACTGTTCTCCCGATGGCCCGCCACACAAGCGGCCCTCACCCAACTATCTCGGGCGGCGGCCGAGCTTTTCTAGTCAGGCTTGCAGGATCGGCCCTCGTTCATCTCACGGCATTCCCACTCGGATGGATGCCGCCCTCATCGCCCAGGCTGAACAGGAGGGCGACCGTCATGGCTGACGCAACCAAGAGCCTCGCCGCCGAGATCGGGGCGGTGATCAACCTTTCCTCACTCGAGGCCGGTGATCGCCCGCACCTCGAAGCCCTCAGGGCCGAACGTGTTGGGAATGGTCGAGAGCCAGTCGACGGCCAGAATGCCGGCCATGAGCATCGCCACTCCGATCAGCACCGGGGTCAGCCGCTCAGCGTGAGCGCGCAGACTGTGGATCGCCATGCAGCCGAGCACGAAGCCGGCAGCTTGGTAGAGGCCGAGAGCGGGGTGGGCCATGGCACCGATCTCCGGACACATCGCGGGCGCGCACCCTACCGCGCGAGACACGCTTCGGTGAAGTCGTTCGCCGCCCCGCCCCCATCCACCAGCACCACCGCACGAGGAAGGGACCATGCCGGCTGAACTCGGAACGGCGGCCGATCTCGTCGCGGAGTTCGGCTTTACGGAGCGGCACTGGATCCGCATGGCGGCGGCCGGCCGTGTTCCTGGCGCTCGACAGCCGTTCGGACCCCGGTCATCGTGGGTTTTCGATATGCGTGCCGTGCGTCAGTGGTGGGATTCGGTGACGAGGGCAGTGCCGGAATGGCCGGGATCTATCTCCGTGGCAAAACGTGGTGGGGCCGGGTCCAGAAGGACGGCCAAGATCTCCGCCAGTCCCTCGAGACGCGATCTGAAAGCGTCGCGCGCAGCCGTCTTAAGGTCTGGCTCGACGAGCTAGAGGCACTGGCCTGGGGCGGGAAGCCCCGGCTCACGGTCAACGCGGTTATGGACGAGTTCCAGAAGGAGCACGGCCCTACCCTGCGCCCCAGCACGCTCCGGCGTTACGGCGTGTCGATCGACCACCTCGATGCATTCTTCGGCGACAAGCTGCTGCTCGCTCTGCGCCCGGCCGACCTGAAGGACTTCGAGTCCCACCGCCGGACCGCGGGCGCGTCGGCGCCGACCGTGCGGCGTGATTTGGCCTGCCTCTCAACGGTGTTCGGCTTCGCGATCGAGAAGGAATGGGCCGACCTTAACCCGGTGATTCCCTTCCTCCGGCAGCGGGCCAAGCGCGGGCTGCGCGAGAGCCCTCCCCGCACGCGCTATCTGACCCGGGCGGAGGAGGCGCGGCTGCTCGAAGGCGCCCTCCCCTACGTCGCCGACGCGGTCCTGTTCGCGATCTACACGGGACTGCGGCAGGAGGAGCAGTTCTCGTTGACATGGGAGCAGGTCGATCTCGCGCGCAAGCACGTCATGATCTCGGCCGAGACGGCGAAGGGCAAGCGCGAGCGGACGGTGATCCTGCTGCCCCCTGCCCTTGCGGTGCTGAAGCGGCTGCCGCGGCACCTCAAGAGCCCGTTCGTCTTCCACCACGGCGCGGCGACAACAACCCGCGGCGCCCGGCGCGTGACGGTCGCGCCGGTCCCGAGGAAGGACAACGACGGCGAGCGCTTCAACCACCTCGACCGTGGGCTCCGGAACGCGGCGAAACGGGCGAAGGTGCCGCTGCTGCGCTGGCACGATCTGAGGCGCACCCACGGTTGCCGCCTGCTGCAGGAGGAGAAGTGGACGCTGGAGATGGTGCGCGATCAGCTCGGGCACCGCAGCGTGGTCCAGACCGAGCGCTCCTACGCGTTCCTTGAAGTCGAGGACCGCAGGACGGCCGCACACGGGCCCGGCACAAATCTCGGCACAGCCCCCGCGCAGGAGATCGACAACGCGACGGGTGAGCCGATCACAGCACAAAAGCCGGCACAGGGGCGGCGGACTGATCTGGAAAAGATAAAGAAATCAATCGCGTAA